CGTGTACCCTATCTACGTAGATGGGAATACAGTTATTGGTGGCACTACGCCGATCTATAGTTCGCACATAATTTCTGGTGCGGACCACGTCGGCTACAGTAACCACTCATTCCCCGCCCCTCCGGGCGGCGCCCTCTGGGATAGAGGGGGTCCGTATAGTTCGTATCATAAAAACTACCATGATGACGGCAAAACCGTCAGTCTGGAACGAACTGGACCCACCTGCAGATGCATTGGGAGAATTTTTCCCATAACAACAAACGCATCTGAAGGTTCTTCTCGATATCCGGTGTATTTTCCGGAGACATCAACGAACGACATGAACGCTTGGGGGACTTATGCGATTAGCATGGTCCTTCCGACGAACCCGGCGGCATCTGCCGCCCAATTCATTGGAGAGCTCCGTGAAGGAACTCCCCGGCGTGTTGGTCTTTCGACATTCCGTTCTCGCGCTCTAACCTGTTTGGACGAAAGCCGGCGCCTTCGGGCAGCCGGCGTCCTAGGGGACGAGTACTTGAACGTGATGTTTGGCTGGAAACCGCTCCTAAGCGACATGAGGAAGTTCTACGAAGCTAATAAAAAGGCTGAGCAGATCCTCACTAACTTGGAAAACGGCTCCGGTCAATTGACTAGGAGAAGGTTTGACCTCATACCCGCCACAGAGTCGTCTAGTTCGACCGTTTTGTCGACCGGGTCTTACCCGGTTCCGACAGGTCTTACTCAACTCTATGGTGTGCCAGCTATACGTAAACAGACAACCAAGACCTCAACAAGGCGATGGTTTTCTGGAGCGTTCACGTACCATGTCAGTATCCAACGACATGGTCTTTTCGGAGGACTGGACAAGATGAAATTTGTCTACGGGTTCAATATTACGCCCGAAATCCTCTGGGAGCTGACACCTTGGTCATGGCTCGCCGACTGGGAAACAAACATGGGGACGGTGTTACATAACCTATCCGCGTTTGCCCAAGACGGTCTTGTCATGAGGTGGGGCTACGCGATGGAGGAGAAGATATCCTCTGTCACGTATGACCTAAGTGGTGGTCGCTTTTTCAACGGCGAATCCACCGACTGCACTCAAACGTTTGAGACGATTCGTCGACAGCGTTGGAATGCCACCCCTTATGGCTTCGGCCTAAATCCGGACGGTTTTACAGCCCGGCAATGGTCGATACTCGCGGCGCTCGGTATTTCGCGTGCGCCGAAGACTCTTCACTAGTTCTACAGAGCGGTGGAGATGTTATTACTCCCGACTACCTGTCGGGAGGTTGCTCTGCAATCAGGAAGTGTGCCATGTTTGCTGATCCACAATCG